CCGGCCGAGCGTTCCGCAGGGCCGGTCGTTTGGTGAGGAGGTGCGGCTAGGCCGCAGGTGCGCGCCGGTCAAGCCGGGCACGTCGGTCGCCGGTCGCCCGCCGTGCGGCGAATCGGACGGCAGGCCCGTCGATCTTCGAATCTTCCGGCTCCTGCGAGGGCGTGCCGGGTTTGGGTGCCTCTGCGCGGCCAGCGTGCTTGAACACGGACAAGTCGAACGCGTTCTCGATCGCGGCCGGGTCGATCTCCTCGCCCTCGATCTTGTCGGCGAGACCGGCGTCCACTGCTTCCTGCGCGGAGTACCAGGTCTCGGCGAGCATGTGCTCGCGCCACGAAGCGTCCGAGCCGCCAGCCTTAGCCGCGTAGACCGAGGCGATGTTGTTGGAGATCTTGTCGAGGCGGTCGCCCATGTGGTGCATATCCGCGGCTGGGCCGAGCACTATGCCCCACGCGTCGTGGATCATCATCTCGGTGTTGCGGCCCATCACCACGTGATCGGCGCCGACCGCGATGAACGACGCGGCGGAAGCTGCCAGGCCGTCCACGATCGCGGTGACCGTGGCCTGGTGCCGGCGCAGGCTGTTCAGGATCGCGATGCCCTCGTACACCTCGCCGCCCGGCGAGTTGATATGCAGGTGGATGTCCGAGACGTCGCCCAGCTCGGCCAGGGCCGTGTTGAACTCCTTCGCGGACACACCCCAGTAGCCGCCCCAGGAATCGATGACGTCGTGCAGATACAGCTTGCCGACGCCGTCGTCGCCGACCTCAACTGTCAGCTCAGCGCGAACCGGGCGCTTCACCTCGGCGGACGGCTCGATGGAACCCCGGAAGCGGTACGCGTGCTTAGGCATCGGCGGGAACCTCGTTCGGTTGCTGGTCGGAGGTGTTCGGATCGGGCGCGCCGAGCTCGCCCAGGTTCAGCTCCCGGTAGCGGACGTCGCCGCCGTCAACCGGCGGGAGGTTCTCCAGGCGGCGGATGTCGTTGGTCGAGAAGACGCCGAGGTGGAACATCTGCGTGTAGAAGGCGGCGCGCGCCGCCGAGTCACCGCGCAGCAACCCCTCAGCGGAGTACGACACGAAGACGTTGGGCGCGAACAGCATGGACACCCGCTGCTCGACCCGCAGGTACCAGCGGCGCAGGTCATAGACGTTCCAGCCGATGTTCTGCTGCTCGATGCCGGTGCCCCACGACGTGGACTTATCGGTCTCCATCAGCAGGTGCGGCGGGATGCCGTACATGCGGGCGACCTCGGCGATCTGGAACCGCCGCGACTCGATGAACTGCGCATCCTCTGGCGGGATGCTCAGCTGCTGGAACTTCGCACCAGCGTCGAGGACGACCACCTCATGCGCGTTGCCGAGGCCGGCGGCCTTCTCCTTCCAACGCCGTTTCAACGCGTCAGCCTGGGGCTGCTCCAGGCGCTGCTCGGTCTGCAGCACACCGGCAGCCAGAGAGCCGTTCCCGAACAGGCTGGCACCGTACCGCTCGGCGGCCAGGGCGAGGCCGACGGTCTGACGGGCGAATCGGATCGGCGAGACGCCGCAGATCCCGTCGTAGCCGAAGCCGGGGATGTGCAGGATCTTGTCGTCGCCGTACGGTTCCTCGCCGCCGTCGATCTGGTAGACCTTGGTGCCATTCTCCGACTCCCGGCCGGCCTTCACCCGCGACGGGTGGATCGCCCACAGTTCCTGCACCTGCCCGTTCTGGTTCCGCAGCTTCCGCAGGTAGGCGTTGCCCCACAACAGGATGTGCGAGTAGACGGCCTCCCAGAACTCGAACGGCGGAGTGTCCGGGTGCGGCTTCGCCAGCAGGCGCGCCGGATACGAGGTGCGCGAAACCCGGGTCCGCACGTCCTGGTCGTCCGCGGTGTATGCGTGCAGCGGCAGGCCGCCACAAACGCCCGCGATCAGGTTGACGGCCCGGTAGATCGCCGGCATGCCCAGCGCCGACGTCTCGGTAACCGAGATGCCGGCCGCCGACGGTGGCGGCGTCATCCAGTCCAGCAGCGTCGTCGACGTCAGCGGCACGGCAGGCGACTCGATCGTCGCGTTGCGGGCCTGACGGTAGGTGTCCAAGGCGGCGCGGATCATCGGCATTAGGACACCCCCCCTCAGCTCAATGCATACGGTCGTAGAACCGGGCGGCGAAGCGCTCGAGGCGCTGCCAGCGGCGATCGCTCCACAGACGCGGGAAGGCGCGACGAAGGTTGTCGTTGATCCGGCCGATCGAGAAACCGATAGCCAGCATCACGCGATCCGCGTCATGACGTACCACTTGGCTTCGGGGTCGTGCCGCACATAGCGGTACTGGACCCGGCCAATGCCCTCGTCCGGCATACCGAAGCTCAGGACGTCGCCGTCCAGAACAGGGCCGCCCGGGGCTTCAGCGAGCCGCCCAGAGGTGATCTCTTCCCAAAGGTCGTCATGGACGTAGATCAGCTCATCGGCTTCAGTCACCACGTTCCGACCTTCGACGTTCAGCACGGTCGCCGAGTAGTTCACGCGATGCGCCTGACGTTGTCGCCCTCGAACTCACGCGACGCCTGATACGCACGGCGTGCCGCGGCCCAGGCGGCGCCGAGAGCGAGACCGATGTGCCCCGACTTCGAGCGGGTATTGGAGTAAATGACCAGCAGCACGCCTGCGCCCAGCAGCACCAGTGGCGGCCACACGAACCACAGGAAGCCCAGGATCAGACCGAAGCCGACTGGCTCAGCGAGCTTGTCCACAGAGGTGCTCCTCACCAGATGTTGAAGACACCGACGTCGGGACGGTGCACGCGCGGAGTCGAATGGCCGAACAGCGCCAGCGACGAAGCCGGAAGCGGGGCGATCTCAACCGTCGCCGCGTACCGGTCCCACGCCCACGACCCCGCCACCTGCCGCTTCACCGCAACCGAAACGGCCGCGGTCAGCGCCTCCTGCCCGATGTGATGCACATCCCTGGCCTGCTCATCGGCGCCGGCTACGCCGTCGAAGAACAGCTGGCAGCCGGTCACCACGTCACTGACGTTCGCCCGGTGCACCACGATGCCGGCCGCCTCCGCAGCGTCCGCGATCGCCTTGTCGTCGATCACGACCACCGACGGGTTCTGCCGTTCCAGCTCGAGCAGGCGGGGCACGATCCAGCCCGTGCCGGGGCGGAAGTCGTCGCCGACAGTGTCGTTGCCGGTGATCTCGATGTGCCGGCCACCGGCGGTCCGAGCGCCCGCCGCGGCGATCGCCCCGTACGAGCGGTCCGGCGGCACGTACACACCGAACGCCGGGCGCCCCTCGAGCTGCGACCCGGGATCGCGGGCGTCCCTCCACGCCGCGGCCGGGATCAGCCGGAAGCTTTCCGTCGGCAGCGCCGGCCACACGCCCAGCCGCTCGCGGGCGAAGTCCACCGCTGACATGGACCTGCGCTCGCGCAGGATCGTCTCCAGCGTGATCCGGATGCCGAGCGCCGGATTCGTGGCCGCGTAGTTCGCGACGTCATCCAGGTCGATCGCCGCGAGGTTGCTCAGATCCCCCGCCAGTCCCCAGTCGCGGTAGCCCAGGCCCTCGTCACCGCCCGCCTCGGCGCGCCGGCGCAGCTGGAACATCACCTCGCCGACCAGCGCATCCAGCGGCGGCGACGACAGGTAGACGATCTGCGGATTCGGCCGGGCCGACAGCGTCGGCATGAGCGCCGACTGGTGCACGAACATGTAGGCGTACGCCTCGTCGATGATGTTGCAGTCGCCAGTGAAGCCCCGACCGGAGCCCTTCGTCCGGGCGACGAACCGTACGCGCTGGTCGGTGTCGAGCCGCTCGTACGACTCCTCGCCGTTGGTGTTGATGACCTTGATCGGGATATCGGCCGAGGTGCCGAGAACCTCGTCCGGGATGATGATCAGGTTGTCGCCCTTGCGGTACCCCAGGTTGCGCAACAGCCATCCAATGCGGCGGTGAGCCTCCATCGCGGTCTTGTACTCGTGTGCAGACCACAGGATCAGCCGCTCATTGAGAGGCCCGACGAAGCCGGTCAGCACCCGGGCCTCGCCGATTCCGCCCTTGCCGTTCTGCCGGCTCACCCACTCGGCGAACTCGAAGGACGACCATTTGTCGTCGTGGCGCAGCCCAAGCATCACGTCGAGGCTGTCGCCCTGCCATGGGTCGAGGATCTGACCGGCCCGCCGGGACAGTTCCACCGCGACGGGCCCGTACGTCAGCTCATAGGGCGGGTGCAGCTCAACGCGCGGGCTTCGCGCTCCGAGTAGGGGTCCAGGTGGAGATGTCAGTAACACCAGCCACCTCCTTGCCGCCGGCCGCTGGCTTCCCGGCCTTCCCGGTGTCGGCGGCGCGGATCTCCGCGATCAACTGCTTCAAGGCGGTCGCCTGCTGCCTGGCCTCGGCCAGCGGCCGGTCGATGACGACAAACTGGCGCTCCGGGTCGCCGCGGTCCTCGACGAGCCTCACCCACTGCTCGGCGTCGCCATCGAGGAGCCGGTCCAGTTTGTCGAGGCGGTCCGCGATCCGGCACGCCTCCTCCAGCAGCACCCGCACCGCCGGCGCCAACTGGTCGCCGTTCATCTCCCGCCACAGCGTCACACCACGCGTGACAGGCGCCGTGACATCCGGCGTTACAGGCCCCTGACCTGCAAGTTCGCAATTCTCGACCAGACAGAGCGAGTGATCACCCGCTTTGTGGCGCCGATACCGTCGCTGTCTGTGAGCGCTGGTCGACACGTCTCGCTCCTGATGGCACAAATCAGCGGGGGGAAAAAGGCGGGCTGCTGCGCTGGGGTCTAGAATGTCCGTTTTGAACTTTCGACCCGCCCCCGGTCATCGTCACGCTGTGTCACCAGTTGCGGGAACGCTTGACCTGCTGGCCCGCTGCTTGATGCTTGCGCATGCGCTGACGCTTGGCCCGGGCCTGACCACCAGCACGGCGGTTGCAGTGGCGGTGAGCCAGGCCGCGGTACGAGGTGCGGTCATCGTCGTGGTCGAGGTCGAGCTCGGCCGCGTCGCTGCGGTACATCGGCCTACCGCAGCGGGTGCAGGGCTGGCCATCGACTAGGAGCCTGAGTGCAGAGAGTCGAGCCTGCTGGTGTGGGTAGCCGTAGCCGCGGGCTGTCGAGCCGCCTGGCTTGGGCATGGCTCAGACGCTGGCGCCGACGATGACGATGTCGTAGTTGACCGAGGTGCCGGCACCGGAGTTCGCGACGCGCAGCAGGTCACCCGTGCCTGCGGTGACGGCGTACGCCGTAGCGTCGGTGGCGGCGAGGAGCAGCACGCCGCCCGACCGGACCTTAAGCTTGTCGGTGGCGGACCCGAACGGGGTGAAGAACTGGTTGGCCGCCGCACCACCCACCACGACGTCATTGACGTTCGCTGCCGCGGCCGCGATGTAGAGGCCTTTGACGCGGGCGAAGGTGATGGTGGCGCCGAATGCGTCGACCAGGCTGCCGGCGAGGTCGAGGTCATCAGTGCCCGACGGCGCGATGGTGCGGGTGTCGGTGAACAGCCGGTCCGCCTGGCCTGCGCCCGTGCCGCTGGTGAAGGCGAGGGTGGCGAGGCGGGCGAGGGGCAGCTCGGCGGTGCCGAGGTCGAGGGCGTTGGTGTGGCTGGCGCGTACCCGGGCGGTGAGCTCGGCGGTCAGCGGCATAGCGGGCTCCTAGCACGGGCGGCGGTTGGGGGCGGAGACGGCGACAGCCCGGGAGCGGGTTTTCGCTCGACCGGGCTGTGGGCAGACTCTGCCAGGGCTGAGTGTGAACAATGATCGTCTGGCCGTCAAGCTGCGCGTTTGCGGCCGCGTTGGGCGTGTCGCTTCGCCGCGTCGATCCTGGCCGCCTCGGGCAGCGGGTAGCGGACCTGGGGTCGGCCGTTGCCGTCTGCCATGCGGGCGGCGGGAAGGCCGTCGCGGGCTGCCCAGGAGCGTACGGCGGCGGGGGTGACGCCGTGGCCGAGATAATTGGCGATCTCGGCGGCGGTGCCCCAGCGGACGCCTGCCACGACGATCATGCGGTGAGTGTCCCGTGCAGCTCGGCCATGGTCCACGCGCCGTCGCAGGCCGAACACTCCACGATCCGGTCCGGAGGCGGCGCTGAGGTACGCAGGGCGAGCGCCGCGGTGTCGCAGGTGGGGCAGGCGGCGCCGGGCATGAGCTGCCGGTCGTCGGGCTCGCCGAGGAGGCGTCGGACGGCGTGGTCCTCGTCGTCGAGCCACCGGCGCAGATGCGCGGCGGTGGCCGGCCGCATGGCGGGCAGCTCATCGAGCAGCTGGGCGAGCGGGCCACGCTGGGGCTGGTAGCGGTCGCGTAGTGCGGTCTTGACGACCCAGGCGATCGTCTCTCCGGTCCGGCGGGCGCGGTCGGCGTACGGGTTCCAGTCGCCGCCGGTGCCGTGGAGGGCGATGACCGCTGTCGAGATGGGGTCGCTGTGCCCGCCCATTCCGCCGGAGCCGGGCCGCCACGCTTGGAGTGTGCCGAGGTCGCCGTTCGCCGCGTTGGCTCGGTCTTGGGCGGCTGAGGCGGCGGCGAGGCGGCTTAGGGCGGCTTGGAGTGACCAGGCCGCGGCGAGGGCGTGGAGGTGGGGCGGGTGCGTCACGTCAGGCCTCCGGTCATCGCCCAGGCCTCAGCGCTGGGCGGCCCTGAGCGCCTCTCAGAGGATTTGGCGCTCCCGCCGCCCCTCGCGACGCCGTCTTGGCCCGGCAGCGGCTGAATGGGCGGGCTTGCGGCGGCAATCTCGTCGAGGTGGAAGACGGAGCACGGCTGGTTCTTCAGCGGCACGCCGCGGCGCTTGGGGGCGAGCAGCCGGATGTACGTGACGCCGCGGCCGGCTGGCCCGTTGGCTGCGAGCAGGGGTATGGCATCGACCCAGCCGGCCACGTGGTGCACCCGGTCCCATTCGTCAGGGCCGAGGGCGCCGGTGCGTTTGCACTGGATGAAGAGCAGCTGGCCGGGCTTGAGGCCGATCAGGTCGACTTTGGAGCTGCCTTTCGAGCCGGCGGCCCGGATGACTTCGTAGCCGTTGGCGGCCAGGTCGTCGCGCACCTTGTGCTCGAAGCGTGTGCCTTGGGCGTAGTGGCTCATCCGACGGTCCCCGCTTCCTCGATGGCCTGACGGAGATAACAGGCCAGGTCGAGCGCCTCCTGGTAGGCGTCGACCAGGGCGTTGCGGCCGTTGTGGGCCTGCAGCGGGGTGCCGTAGCGCTGGATCCCGACCTGCTCGCGCTCTTCGAGGTCGGCGCGCACGAGCGACTGGATGGACGGCCGGTCGCTGGGCGTCGGTGCGGGTTGGTCGACGATCTGGCTCACGGTCATCTCCTAAGTGGGGCAGACATGCTGGGCGTGGATGCGGTCAGGCGGGGTTGGTTCGGCGAGGCGGTGGTCGTCGCGGTAGGCCAGGCCACCGTCGGCGAGTCGGACGTAGGTCCAGCGGCCGCCGGCGATGGCGGCGATCTCGGCGGAGATGTCGGGCAGCGGCAGGAGGTCGACGCGTGCCGGGATGCCTTCGTCGAGGGCGGTGAGCGTCGGCATATCGCAACGTGTGCAGATCGACAGCGCGGCGGGTGTGGAGACGAAATGAGCCGCGCTAGGCATTGGATCGCTGCACCGCTTCGGCGAGGTTGTCGATTGCCGCGGCGATCGCGTTGAGTCCTTCGGCCACTTCCGAGCCGGCGGATTGAATCGCGGAGCCGAGTGGGGCGGCGTTGCGTTCGCCGGAGATCGCCATCGACAGCATCTCGAGACCGGTCGGTCCACTCGTTCCGCCGTGGGAGATCGAGCGGATGGCCGCGATGAGCGAGAGCGCGGTTTCGTCGTTCATGAAGGTTCCTCTCATCCTTGCCGGATGCGTGCCGGCGTGCCAGTGGACCTGGAACAGCAGTGTTTCCGCAGTTCAGAGCCAAGATTCGGGGGTCTTCTGTGCCGGTGTGCCGGCAGGAATGCCATTGCGCCCGTACTTAAATAACGGTGATCAACTACGGCATGTTTTTTCCACGAACCCCCTATACGGAATTACCTGGCACACCCGGCACAGGGTTAAAAATCTGTGTCCTGAGCTGCTGAAATGTTGTGCCGGGTGTTCCGGCGGACCCGGAACAGATCCGGCACAGACAGTTGCGACCCGGCACGCCATCAGAACGGCCTCTGGCCCGGATCGAAGGGATTGACGACGACGTCGCAGCTGATCCCGTACAGGAATCGCGCCTGTTTGCCGTTGACCCGCTCGCGTTTGACGACAAGGGTGGGCACCTTCGACCGCAGATCCCGGCTGAAGATCTCTTTGGTCGTGGTGTCCTTCGTGCGCCCCTCGGACTCGCACCAGTGCTTGTATCGGGTGAAGAGCAGGTCCAGCGGGATTGACTTTCCGGACCCGAGCTCACACCAGTCGTCGAGAAACGCGCCGATCGGATCGGACAAGCGCCTGACGGCCTCAGCCTCAGCTTGGCCGCTGGCCGGCTCGGTGAATCGGCCCCGGCCGTCGAGGCGCTGCAATCCGGTGAGCGCCCAGTTGAGGATGCCGGGCAGTTCGTGGAGCAACTTGTCGGTGAGGCTGACATCCTCGCGGCCGTAGAAGCTCTGCTCGAACTTCAGGTAGATCATGCGACCCCCGAGGGCGCCGGAGCGATCGGAAAAGGTCGGGGTGTCGTTGGACATCATCATGAAACGAGTGCCGAGCCGCCCGTTCCAGCTGGGCCGGTTCTTGCGGTGGGCAGTGACGGCGTCTTCGCCGATGACTTGCAAGAGGATGGGGACGGCGTCGCCGACATGCCGGCTGTGCCAGCGGACATCGCCGGAGATGGCAAGTGCTTTGCCGATCAGGTTCTCGAGTCCGAAGTTGCCGGGCAGCAGGTTGAGGTCAAGGCCGGCGACATTCTCGAAGCCCATCATTGCGGTGAGGATCCGGGCGATGGTGCCTTTACCGGATCGCCGCTCGCCGATCAGCGCTGCCATTTTTTGCTGCTCGGTGCGACCGGACAGCACGTAGCCGAACCATTCGGCGAGGAACTCGTGCGCTTGCCGGTCGCCGGGCAGCACGGACTCGAGGAAGGCTGTCCAGACGGGATATTCGGCCTGCGGGTCGTAGGCGAAGGGCAGGCTGAACAGGTTGAACCGGGTGGCCTCATGGGGCAGCAGGTCGCCAGTGCGGATGTCGAGCACGCCGTTGGCCAGGGCGAGTGCCTTGTCCGCGTCACCTTCGCGGTGGAGTAGACCGACACCGAGGGCGTGGGCTACGTTGCCGACTTTGACCTTGGTGGGTGCCCAGTCTCGGGTGTCGATGTTGCCGTGGCTGTCCTTGTGGATGTAGGTGGCGTTCTCGGTTTGCCGGTAGATCCAGTGCTGGATGGCGCTGTCCTCGACGACATGCCAGTGGGCACCGGTCCAGCGGTAGAAGTCGTCGCGCCACCAAGCGTGCGGGGTGGGCAGTCGGTACGCGAGCGCGCGGGCCACGGTCATGGGTTGCCCAGGTGGCGGCAGCTCTCCTCCGGTCGGCTGGACTTCGGGCGGCGGGTCGGGTGGGGGTGCGCCGAGGATGTCGGTGAGGGCCTCGCGGTGGGCGACGCCGGGGTCGGGCAGTGGGGTGCCGTAGCCGGCTGCGGCGAGTTCGCGGGCGGCGGCGCTGTGGTCGCCGCGGTGGTAGAGGGCGGCGTAGCAGCCGCCCTTGCTGTAGGACTCGCCGCCTTCGAGTGGGGCGGCGCTGGTGGTGAAGACGTGGAGGCGGTTGGTGCCGAGGGCGTTGGTGGAGGCGCTGGTGCCGGTGGGTTTGCCGGGCCGGGTCCAGTAGGTGACGTCGTCTTGGCGGTAGTGCTCGCGCCAGCCTGCGGGGGTGAGGATGTCGGCCCAGTCGGTGCGTTCGGCGTAGTCATCGAGCGGGCTGATTCCGTTTGGGTCGACACGTGGGGTGACGGGCGTGGTCGGACTTATGAGCGTCGGGGCGGCTACAACCGGGACGGGCGTGATCCGCGCGATTACCGCGTCGAGGGCGTCGACCAGCTGCTGGTAGGTGTACCGGTTGGGGC